GATCCTTTTCCAAAGAAGATAAGGGATAAGGATACTATGCAAAAATATTTGGATGCAGATGAGAAACTTTCTAACTCATCACTAAAGATAGAATACTATGACACTATGCTTACATACTTAGAAAGTATTCTTAAAGTAATACAGAACAGAACGTTCCAAATTAAGAATGCAATTGAGTTTATGAGATTCAATTCTGGACTGGGTTGACATAACTTAATAAATACCCATAGATGCATGGGTTAAGTGATTGACACAACAGCCAATGTCTTCATATCTAAGGCTAACGAAGTATTTTTAAAAATAGATTCAGAACCTCATATTGAGTATGAATTAAGAGACCACTTTACTTTTGAGGTAGAGGGTGCGAAGTTCATGCCTCAATATAGGAATCGTAATTGGAATGGTGAGATACATCTTTTTGATATGAGATCAAAGAGAATTTATATTGGATTATTGGATAGAATTATTTCTTTTTGTCAAAGACATGATTACAGTTATAAGTTTGTAGATAATGAATACTATGGTACTCCCTTTGAAATTAATGAGGGAATATCATATGAAGGTGTTAAGGATTATATGAACTCCATCTGTTCCCATAGTCCAAGAAAATACCAAGTTGAGGGAGTATACGATGCGTTAAGACATAATAGAAAGCTATTGATATCACCAACTGCTTCAGGTAAATCTTTGATGATTTATTCTCTTGTAAGATATTACGTTGATAAAGGACAAAAAATTCTCTTAGTTGTTCCAACGACATCTCTAGTAGAGCAGATGTATAAGGATTTTGAAGATTATGGTTGGGATGCTGATTCATACTGCCACCGTATCTACGCGGGAAAGGATAAAACCAACGAACACCCCGTTACTATAACTACATGGCAATCTGTCTATAAACTAGAGAGATCCTTTTTTGAAGACTATAACGTTGTTATCGGTGATGAGGCTCACTTATTTAAAAGTAAGTCCCTAGTATCTATAATGACAAAACTTCATCACGCCAAGTATAGATTTGGTTTTACTGGTACATTAGACGGTACACAGACTCATAAGTGGGTACTAGAGGGTTTGTTTGGTCCATCATACAAAGTGACTAAAACAGATGAACTAATGAAGCAAGGTCATCTTTCTAAATTAGATATTCAATGTTTAGTTCTTAAACATCCTCCTCAAAAATTTGAAGTATATAATGATGAAATCGAATATTTAATTTCACATGAACAAAGAAATAAATTCATAACTAATTTAACATTAGATTTGAAAGGCAATACACTTGTTCTTTATAGTAGAGTGGAAGCACATGGTGCAGTACTGTATGAAAAGATAAATAATAGCAAACGAATTGACCGTAAAGTATTTTTTGTTCATGGTGGAGTGAATGCTGAAGAAAGAGAATTAATTCGTGAAATTACTGAAAGGGAGAATAATGCAATCATCGTTGCCTCGTATGGAACATTTTCTACTGGCATCAATATTAAAAATCTCCATAACGTTATTTTTGCCAGCCCGTCCAAATCGAGGATCCGTAATCTCCAAAGTATTGGAAGAGTACTTAGAAAGGGCAACAACAAAGTAAAAGCAACTTTATATGATATATCAGATGACTGTACTCATAACTCTAAAAAAAATTACACACTAAATCACTTTATAGAAAGAATTAAAATTTACAATGAAGAAAATTTTAACTATGAAATAATCACAGTACAACTTAAGAAAGATGGGAATTGAAGACGACTTTTATGCATCAATAAAACTTAAATCTGGAGAAGAGGTGTTCGCTCGTGTTGCCGCCTCTGAAGAAGAAGATAGAACTATGTTAATTCTCCATACTCCTGTAATGTTTAGTGAAATTAAAAATAAAGGTGGACTTGTAGGATATAAAGTAGAACCTTGGTTAAAGACTACTAGAGAAGATATGTTTATTGTCAATATGGATAATGTTATAACGATGTCTGAATCATCTGATATGGAAATGATTGTAATGTATCAACATTTTCTTAGAGATTCCCAAAGAGAAATGCAACATCAACATAAAATTAATAGAAGAATGGGATATATTTCTAACGTAAATGATGCTAAAGAAAACTTAGAAAAAATATTTAAGTTAGATAGTCCTGAAAATACTAGTAGTTAATATATCTCTTTAACCCCCACAAAGGTATTCTACTTGGTTTTTAAAACTTGTCAAGTAGTTATTTAAATGTTATACTATCTACATAGTAGTGATAAATCTTATGGCAATAATTAGACCTATGGCAAAACGTAAGAGATCAGAACACTATGTAAATAATAAAGAATTCTTAGCAGCTTTAATTAAATATCAAGAAGATATAGAAATAGCACAATTGCAAGATAAACCTAAACCACAAATACCTCGTTATATTGGTGAGTGTTTCTTAAAGATCGCAAATCATTTATCATTTAAGCCAAACTTTGTTAATTACATGTTCAAGGAGGATATGATTTCTGATGGTATAGAAAATTGCGTACAATATATACATAACTTTAATCCAGAGAAATCACGTAATCCATTTGCATACTTTACACAGATTATACATTATGCATTTCTCCGTAGAATCCAAAGAGAGAAACGCCAATTAGAAATTAAAAATAAAATTATAGAGAAGTCTGGTTATCAAGAAGTATTTAATGATGACAATAAGATTGACGGATCTAATTTTTCAGACTATAATTCAATCAAAGACGCTGTGCATTCTAAATTGCGTAATTAATGAAAGTTGCCATCATAACTGATCAGCACTTTGGAGCACGAAAAAATTCTAAACTTTTTCATGATTACTTTCTGAAGTTTTATAATAACGTGTTTTTTCCTTTCTTAGAGAAGGAAGGAATTACCACGGTTATTGATATGGGAGATACTTTTGATAATCGCACAAATATTAATTTCTCAGCATTAACGTGGGCAAAGGATAATTACTTTGATCGTTTAAGGGATATGGGCATCACTGTCCATACTATAGTAGGTAATCATACAGCATATTATAAAAACACAAATGAGATAAACGCAGTAGATCTTTTATTGAGAGAATATGATAATGTAAAAATATATTCTGAAGTATCATCTATAATGGTAGGTGGTTGTAATATTACTCTTGTGCCTTGGATTAACAAGGAGAATGAAGAGATGAGTGTAGCTTTGATTAATAAGTCAAGATCTCCTATCTGTATGGGACACCTTGAGTTAAATGGATTCAGAGCAACTCCAGGTCATATGATGGAGCATGGAATGGATTGGAGTATATTTAAGAAGTTTAAAAAAACATTCTCTGGTCACTATCATTGTAGATCTAATCAGGATAATATTTACTATTTGGGTAATCCATATGAGATGTTTTGGAATGATGTAAATGATGTCAATCGTGGATTCCATTTGTTTGATACAGAAACACTAGAACATACTCCTATCAATAATCCATATCGAATGCATCATATTGTTTATTATAATGATACTGATTATCAATTATTTGATGCACGAGAATTAGAAAATAAAATTGTAAAAGTTATTGTTAAACAGAAATCAAATATTACTAAGTTTGAAAAATTTATTGATAAATTATATGCTGCTAATGTAGCAGAGTTAAAAATTGTAGAGAATTTTCAAATACAAGAAGCAGCAGATTTTGAGGCATTTGAATCTGAAGATACTATTTCTGTTCTTAATAGGTACATTGAAGAAGCAGAAATTAAACTTGATAAATCTAAAGTACAAAAGATGGTACAGAACATTTATCAAGAGGCATGTGAATTGATTTAATGTATATTATCACAGTGCATGGAAAAGAAAATGAGGGTGCATACTCAGTTCAAGATGATGAAGGACAACATATTCTTTATTTGTTTGAAGAAGAAGATGATGCCATGAGATATGCTATGATGCTTGAAGATAATGAAAGTCCAAAGATGCATGTTATTGAAGTGGAGGATGAAGTTATGATCAAGACCTGCGAGGTTCATGATTATAACTATGCAGTTATTACTCCTGATGACATCGTAGTTCCTCCTACTTCTAAACATGATTACATTTGAAAAAATACGATGGAAGAATTTTCTATCTACTGGCAATCAATTTACTGAAATTAACTTAGCACTTGATAGTGAAGCTAAGTATTCTAAGAATTCTACTACATTAATAGTAGGAACAAATGGTGCTGGAAAGAGCACTGTATTAGATGCTCTTACCTTTAGTTTGTTTAATAAACCATTTCGTAAGATTAGTAAGGGTCAGTTGGTTAATACAGTAAATGAAAAAGATTGTATGGTTGAGGTTGAGTTCTCTATAGGATCAACTGAATGGAAAGTAGTAAGATCTATTAAACCAAATAAGTTTGAGATATGGAGGGATGGTAGTTTGATGGATCAAGCTGCTTCTGCTAATGATCAACAGAAGTGGTTGGAACAGAATGTTCTTAAGATGTC